TCAGCTTCTCCTTTGTTTCTATCTGAGGTTTCTTGACCTGTCTGGATATTGGCTTTCTGGTCATACAAGTTTGTCAATCTCGCGTTTAAGGTTTGTGATGTCAATGTTTATCGTAATCTGCCGCATCCTGTATTCATAAATCTCGTACTCGTACTGATGGAACTTCTTTACCTGTTGCGCTATTTGTGTGTTTAAAGCACGTTCAGCGTCAAGTCTTTCCACCCGTTTTGCAAACGCTTCTGTCTGCACACTGGTTTGGGGCTGGACAATCGGATACCACTTGTCGTAGCTGATCTTCATTTCTTCTCTCGCTCAAGTGCATCTTTGTATCCATGAATGACTTTAGTTCTGAGTTCTGCCGAATCTGCCGCGCCAGCCCACTCTGACAAATTGTTCCACATCACCACATAATCTTGAGATCGACAGTGCTGTGCATTGTTTGTTAGCCACATTGACATTTGCTGATGGCGCTCGGATGGGTTGTGTATTGTCCAAGCAATTGACCAGAACTCGCGCACATGGCAGCCATTCTTGGCTACGGCTCCAACTAGCCCCAACAGCAGTAACAGTATGAGCCAACGCATTCATCACACCAAAGTCCATGCAATTATGTACGTGCCATAGATAACGAAGGCCACTATACAGGCCGCCGCAATAAATGCTTCAGCCCAGTCCCACATGATTACTCCGCAGGGTTAGTTGGTACATCTTCATCAACAGGAAATGTGATGTCAATGTAAATATCTTCTACCCAGTAAACGTCAACGTAGTCCCACATGATTATGCGTTCAGTGCATCCAAACGACTCCATGCCCAGTCGGTAGCGGCTGAAGGATTGAAAGGAATAGTAGCGTCTGGATTGTTAGGTTGTGCTGGGTCAGGCTGTGTCCAGTTTGCACCTACTGTTGTCAAATACGCCAACAGGTCAGCTTTAGTTGGAATAGCTTCAGCGTCACCAATGTCGTCGGTTTCAGAGATGCCAACCATGACCATGTCACGGGGGCTAGGGGTGCTGGGGTCAGCAACTACAAACACACCACCAACGCCTTCAGCGTGTAGGCAGAGGAATGTAGGGACTGTGCCGTCAGCGGCTAAACGATACTTCATCATGCGATGTGCCATTTTCATGCTCCTTGGGCGTACTGCCCGCTAAATAAATATGCGCCAAAATGTCCAAGTTCGCACCAAGGTGCGGCCCAGACGGTTCCACCGTGTTCACGGTACAGGTGGCAGAAGTTGTAATCCTCAGACAGAAGCTCGTGGTCGTAGTTCTGTACTTTGAAGTAGTCGTACACCTTCTCGCCTTTAGGGATAGTTACACCCCCGTTGTCATACCAGCCCACATGAGGCTGTAGTTTCTCAAAAACATCGCGGCGGATCAACATAAATCCTGTGCCAATATGCTTTACCTGAAACGGCAAGTCTGGGCTAATCATCTCGTGACCGTCCAGCTTGTTTAAATTAAAAATGCCCGTCAGCTTGTGCAGGGCAGGATGGTTCAGAACAGCGCCCTGACGAACCCTATCCCAGTTAATTCCCTTCATAGGGACTGGGCCACCCACAATACCTTTGTCAGCTTTAATCATTCGGGCAATGTCGTTTGCCACAAACTTCTGGTCAGCGTCAATAAAGATTAGGTGGGTTGCATCCTGCATCTGCATGAAGTGATGCGCTATGGTATTTCTGCCACGTTGCACCAGACTTTCGTTACCAAGGAATATGCACGTCAGCTTGATGTTGTTCATCAGGCAGGCTTCCTTAAGCGCCAGCAGGGACTCCGTGTACTCAGTACACATCATCCCCCCATAACATGGTGTGCCGACAACTAGGTGCATTATTTGTTTTCCAACTGTGGTGTGTTGGTCAAGGACGTAGGATCAAACACAGAGAAGCCACGGCGGGCCGCAAACGTCTCAGGGTCTTTTTCCCACTTGTCAGCACAGGCTTCCAACCAGCGCATGGTCATTTCGTGCGTAGGAGCGTTGCCATTGGAGATAAGCTGGTTCTCCATGTTCAAATAGGCAAACACTTCGGCCTGCGCTTGAGCGGCGTTGATACCCAAGTCAAACAAATAGATCAGGTTGCCTTCGTCAATCATGCCACTGCGTGAACGTGCAGCGTTTAAAGCCTGCTTCATACAGGTCATGATGTGATAGCGGGACTCTTCCTTCTCGTAGTCTTCTTCGGTGATCTCGTTCTTACCAACAGCTTCCAGCAACTGGGCGTGTTGGTTGACCATGAAGTTCATCTTGCGGATAGCGCCGTTGACTGCGTTCTGTGTGCCGTCAAGATGTGAACCCAGTTCAAGAATCTCAATCTCAAGCATCTCACGATCAAGCGCGTCAGTGCAGGCTTCCAGTTGGGCCTGCTTCTTTTTCATCTCAACCTGCTTTTTACGCATATTGATGTAGGCTTCTTGAAGCGCGGCGCGGGTACGATCAATTTCAGCAAGTGTATGTTTTATGCTACGGATTGGGGTGATGGCAGTAACGTCCAAGGTCACTTGCATGAACTGCGAATGGCTCTTGTGGAAGTTGCTGGTGTCACGCACCACCGCAGGCATCTTAGCGTCAATGTTGCTCAACATGACGTTGTACTCAGGCTTTACAGTGGTTAAAGCCGTATTGATGTTGCTGATGATTAGGTCGTTCAAGTGGTTCTCCTGTGTTGTTGGGACTTGTACTATAAACCACCGTGGGCGTTGGAACAACCAGTATTGCCTGTAGTTGTTGTTACTAAGTCGCCAAAGTCTGTGGCGTTACCCGTAGAAGCAATCGTGATAGTGCTGATAACGTTTGTATTGCCGGAGCCAGTGTAACCGCCAGCAAATGTAGCAATTGTTGACGATGATGCCGCTCCGGGGAAATATTGGTTGACAGTTAAATCACCAAAATCTGTAGCGTTTCCAGTAGAGGCAATAGTAATGTATTGAATTACATTTGTTGGCCCCGACCCACCAGAAAGCCCATTATCACCACCACCAAATACACCGCGTGTGGAATTAGAACAGCCAGCAAAACCATTCTTGTTTAAGGTTAAAAGATCTCCAAAGTCCGTGGCATTACCCGTGGTAGCAATTGTGATGTACTCCATGACGTTTACGTTAGTCCCAGCATCAAAACCAAATCCAAAAACGCCACGTGTTGTAGAAGCACAAGCTCCGCCCCGATTTAGAGCTAACGTTAAATTGCCAAAGCTTGTAGCGTTACCAGTGGTTGCAATCGTGACGTAATCTATACTGCTGACCGCAGAAGACCCGTTGTAGCCAAGGGCGTTTACACCACGAGTTTCGTTTGATAAAGCTTCGTTGTAGTAACAGGTTGCTGTTGTGTCACCAAAATCCGTAGGCGCACCTAAACTGGCAAAAGTTATGTAGCTAATAACATTAGATGCAGTTGAATTTGCGTAGTTGTAGCCGCCAATAAACAAACCTCTTGTAGAACTTGAACAAGCCGCTAGGTATGCTATGCTGCTGAAAAGACAGCTAAACCAAACAGAGTTACCTGTTGAAGCAAGGTTTATTGCCTCTAGCGCACCGCCACTTAAAGAGCCACCACCAAACACAGCAATAGTTCCAGTTGGGGTAGCAACGGGCTGGACAGCGGCGGCTCCTGATGAGCAGCCTGCAAATTGACCTCGGGCAACGGTTAAATCACCGAAGTCAGTAGCGTTTCCTGTGCTAGCTATCGTGACGTAATCAATCACATTAGAAACAATCCAACCACCGGAAAACCTCGCCGCCCCAGCAAATACCCCGCGAGTGTCCGAAGCGCAGGCGGCTGGGTTTGTTGTTGTGTTTGATAGATCACCAAAATCTAAAGCGTTGCCTGTAGTAGCAATCGTGATGTATTGGATGACATTGCTTGGGCCAGTGCCCCCACCAAACAAACCTCGGGTAGCCGACGCACATCCAGCCAGTTGGTTTAGGGCATCCACCAAATCACCAAAATCGGTGGCGTCGCCAGTTGATGCAATCGTGACGTAATCCATGACGTTTGTTGGCCCAGAACCTCCTCCAAAAACCACTCTGGTTGAGGATGAGCACGCACCATAAGCGCTTTGACTGGATACTGTCATATCGCCAAAATCGGTCGCATTACCTGCGGATGCAATAGTTATATAGTCAATTGCGTTGGTATAACCTATCGACCGGGCGCCTCCACCAAACACACCACGAACATAATTTGATGCGCCAGCAAGGGCATATCTTGCAATAGTTAAATCGCCAAAATCTGTAGAATTCCCCGAAGTGGAGATAGTCACATATTGAATAACATTAACCGTATCGCCACCAGCCCAAATACCACGCACATTTGAAGAGCAGGCAGAAAGCTGTTTATCAGCTGATAAAAGATCACCAAAATCGGTTGCATTTCCAACAGAAGCAATATTTATTCGGTCAATAACATTTGAAAGACCGCTGGCATCCTGACCCCCACCAAACAAACCAAGCGGCGCAACATTACCAGCAGTGGGCCACAGCCCTTGTTGATTCCAAAAGGCTACCTGAGCCAGCGTCCACACACCGGGAGCCGCTCCGTCTTGAAACGGCCCAGCAGGAGCTACGGGTACGGGTCTGATAATTCCCGCGTTCCATGAAGAGATTGCCATTTTTATAGACCCCCGTGAGCGTTGGAACAACCGGTTGGAGCCTCAAGAACCATTGCTAAGTCTCCAAAATCTGTAGCGTTTCCGGTTGACGCAATTGTTACGTAATCAATAACGTTAAGTTTGTTAGAATTGTCTTCTCCACCACCAAATACGCCCCTTGTTGATGATGACATTGCGGCAGGAGTCGTACGTGCAACTGTTGCATCGCCAAAGTCAGTGGCATTTCCTGTAGAAGCAATAGTTACATATTCAATCGTATTCACGCGAACAAACGAAGAGTTATAACCAATTGTTATTACACCTCTTGTACTACTAGAGCAAGCAGAAGCGCCTGATGCACCAGTGCTTAAATCACCAAAATCTGTAGCATTTCCAACAGAGGCTATGGTTACGTAATCAATTATATTAGAAGCAGCTCCGGTGCTGCCGCCAGCAATTACTCCTCTAGTTGTCGATGCGCATGACCCTGTTGCTTCCCTTGCAGCAGTCAAATCACCAAAGTCAGTGGCATTTCCAACAGACGCGATTGTTACGTAATCAATAACATTGCTTACAGCCCCACTATCGCCACCATTAAATAAACCGCGAGTGCTACTAGAACACGCCGATAAATTGTTGCGGCCCACAGTTAGATCACCAAAGTCAATGGCTTTCCCCGCTGTTGCATATTCAATATACTCAATGACATTGCTAGTTCCAGTTGAATTTGTTGATCCCCCAGCCGATAAAGCTCTTGTTGACGATGAGCAACCACCAGCAATGTACTGTGCCGTTGTCAAATCCCCAAACATGTAAGAATTGCCGGTCGTTGCAATGTTCACGTACTGAACTGTTGTTTGGCGCAATGATGAGCCGTTTAAGCCACCAAGAAATAAACCAATCGCAGAACTTGTTGGTGTGGGTTGAGATGGATCAGCGGCAGAAGAACAGGCGGCTAATCTTGAGCGGGCAACGGTTAAATCACCAAAATCTGTGGCATTTCCGACAGAGGCAATTGTAATGTAGTCGATTGTGTTGCCAACATCGTCGCCCCCACCAAACAATGCTCTTGTACTTGAGGCGCATGATCCAGTTCCATACCGAATAACTGTTAAGTCACCAAAATCTAAAGCATTACCAATAGAAGCTATAGTAATATATTCAATAGTGTTTACTTGATTAAAAGAACTGTTAATTCCAGTTGCTACTACCCCTCTAGTGCTTGACGCTGATGCCGCGCCGTAACGGTAACCTTGGGTTAAATCACCAAAATCAGTTGCATTGCCAGTAGACGCAATGGTTACATAGTCGATAGTGTTGTAAACAGTAGCTGAAGTTGCGGCCTGACCTTCAAGAAATACGCTTCTAACATCAGAAGCGCAAGAAGCTATACGATTTCTTGCAACTGTTAAATCGCCAAAGTCCGTGGCATTTCCTGTAGATGCAATCGTAACATAGTCAATTATGTTTGAAGGATTAGCTGTTCCTTCGCCGCCACCAAATATTCCCCGAACTGCATTAGAACTTCCTGCCAAACCAAGCCTTGCATCGGTCAAATCACCAAAGTCAGAAGCATTACCCGCAGTTGCAAATGTTACATATTCAATAACATTAACGGCAGATGGTGTTTGACCCCCGCCAAACAGACCGCGAGTTGACGAAGAGCATGAGGCTAAACTTTGTGTTGCAGTAGTTAAATCGCCAAAATCAATTGCGTTGCCAGTTGTAGTAAATACAACTCGGTCTATTGTGTTTCCTGATGTGTCGCCACCACCAAATAAACCAAGTGGCAAAACAACGCTAGGCCAATTCTGTGACCCGATAGCCTGCATCACAGCAGGGAGTGTCCATACACCTGAATAACTTGGCATTTATAAACCCCCGTGGCAGTTAGAACAGGAAGCTGAGCCATATCTAGCTACAGTTAAATCTCCAAAGTCTGTGGAATTGCCTGTTGTGGCAATTGTGACATATTGAATCACATTTGTTACTGGATCGCCACCGCCAAAAACCGCCCTAATACTTGAGGCAACACCAGCGCTACTATTTATATTAGACAAAAGACTACCAAAATTTGTAGCGTTGCCTGTGGTGGCAATTGTTACATAATCAATTATAGATGATGCCCCTGCCCCTCCTGCTCCAAAAATTGCACGAGTGCTATTAGACGCGGCGGCAACATAATTTCTAGAAGAACCCCCGGTCAAAGCGCCAAAGTTTATAGCGTTGCCCGTTGAAGCGATAGTAATATAGTCAATTCCGTTGCCGCTTATCCCGGATAAAGTCACAGCACCAATCAAGCCCCTAGTTGAAGAGCCGCACCCCCCAGTGCTTGCGGAGCTTCCTTCAGTCAAATCGCCAAAATCTGTAGCGTTACCAGTCGATGCGATAGTAAAGTAGTCCATAACATTAGAAGCATAGGGGGGCCCTGAAAGAGTACCCCCCGCAAATACACCTCTTGTAGATGACGAACAGGAACCAAGTGCCCGTCTATCTTGAGTTAAACTTCCAAAACTAATAGCATTTCCAGTAGTTGCAATGGTTACATAACTAGTACCAGCGGTATAACTGCCACTAACTTCGCCACCACCAAAAAGCCCTCTGGTTGAGGATGCGCAACCCGCGGTCAAATAACGATTGGTAAAATCCCCAAAATCAATAGCGTTTCCTGTAGTAGATATTGAGATATAGTCAATTACATTATTAAAACCAGAGCTGGTGTACCCAGAAGCAAATAACCCGCGTTGCAAAGTGGGGGTCACGCTAGAACTAGCCCCGCTATATGCGCTTGGGCCATAACTGTTTGTAGCCCACACAATAAATGTGTAGGACGAACCATTGGTCAATCCTGTAACGGTGACGGGCGAAGACGCCGCAGAGCCAATAAATGACCCGGGCGTTGATATAGCCGAATACGAAGTAATAGCCGAGCCACCAATGTTTGAGGGGGCGGTAACAGGAATTTCCGCAGAAGAATCCCCTGCAACAGGCGTACCCGGAGTTGGCGCATTAGGGTTTCTAAGCGGATCGTAAAAGGCTGAGATAAACCCAGCAGGAGGACGTAGTGGCATGATGCCCCCCTATTACGGTGTGATGGTTTCGTAGCTTACTGTGAAAGTCAACTTACTTGCTGTACCGCTGGTAGCCCACAATGTGCTTGCCTCACCAGACACGCTGGTATCGAGCAAATACAACATCGTAGTCTTGTCGAGCATAATCAGAGTAGCGTCGGCTGGCACAGAGATCGTGGAGCCAAGAGCGCGGTAAGTTGTTCCATCAGCCAAGCGCAACTCAATGGTTGCATCGTATGCGGCTGCGCCATCAATGTTGGCTACAGTAATCTGGTTGATCTTTTGCGCAGAGCCAGAAGCTGGCGCAGTCACCAGAGCGTTACGAGAAGTATCCGCAGGTGTGATGGAAACTGTGTGAGGCGTTGCTGTTGTGCAAGCGAGAATATTTGGTGCAGCCATGATTGCTCCTTAGATGCTGTATAACATTGCGATTGATGTGACCTGTGCTCTGGTTAGACCAGAAGCACCGAAAGATAGAACGCCTGTGCCGTCTGTCACGAGTGCTTGGCCAGCCGAGCCGTCTACACCGGGTAGTGTAAACGTTACATTAGTAGCAACCGTGCCGGGAGCTTGAAGTGCTACATACTGACCGCCTGTTGTATCTTCAAAGCGAACATCGCCTTGTGCAGTGACGTTAACCTGCGTGGCTACAACTGTGCTTGGTGTAGTTGCACCAACAGAACCATTCAAGGGGCCAGATAAACCTGCCGCAGTTAAGATAGTGCCGTCAAATGTCAGGTTGGCAGAACCTGCCAAGTTACCAGAACTGTTGAACTGAACCTGTGTATCAGAGCCGCCAGCCGATGCGCCTACGCGCACGTAGTCTGTACCGTTGAACGCCACCAAAGCTTTGTCGCCTACGGCAATCGTGACACCTGTCTGGCCACTTGCTTTGATTGTGACTGAGCCACCTGTAGCGTTGTTAAGTACCACGTAGGTTTTGCTATAACTTGCGCCACTTGGAGCCGTGATAACTTTTGTTGTGGTCAGCGTACCGGTGACTTTAATAATCGCGTACTGCGCGGTAGTAGAGCCGATGTTTGTAGCAGAAGCACTGCCTATGGTATTTGTAAGCGTAACCGCCCCGTCGCCATTAAGTGTTAATGTACCGGCAATAGCGATGTCTGTGTATTCGGTAATACCGTTATTAACAGTGTTACCCCACGTACCCGAAAGCGTGCCTTGCGTTGGGGTTACTAAACTTAGATTGCTTGTTTCCGCTGCCATGTTCGTTCCTTACGAAGTATTTATATTCTGCCAAACTGTTGACTGTTTGTCATCAATTAATTTCCAGTAAACAGCCACTACACTTCCAACACTGCCTGTCGCCCCGTTGCCCGTCAAACCAAACGTCCTAGGCGTGCCCATTGTTCCTACGGCACCTGTTGAACCTATGCCAGACAACCCAACCGTTACTCCGTAGACTACGGTTCCAACAGAAGCCACCGCTTGGTTAGAGTTTAGCGGCACAATCGGCCCACCAACCAAACCTTGCGCAGTGTTACCTGTTATCCCTAATGTACTTGTAGGTACAACAGTACCTACATCCCCAATTGCCCCAATACCCGTCAGCGCTTTAGTAGCCGCATTTACTACAGACCCAACTTCACCAGAAGCTGCTACCCCTGTTAACGCAAATGACAGGCCACCGGTTGAAATATTACCAACCGCGCCCGTAGCGCCTACGCCAGTAATCTCAAACCCGTAACCAAACCCTACATTAGAGCCGCCCCAAACTCCACTACCCCAAGTGTCACCGCCCCAAGGAGTACCATTTAAACCTGTTGCACTGACGCCCGTGAGCGCCAAACTAATGTCGTTAGTACCCCATGCGCCGTCGCCCCATGCTTCGGAACCCCATGCGACAGCCATATACTACCTTTAAGTTGTAGCAATACGCAACAACGCAGCAGCAGTGGTATTGGAAGGCATAGTCAATGTAAATGTACCGGCGGTAATTGTCTGTGAACCGAAGGTGTGTACGCTGACAGCCTTATTACTCTGAGTAGAGTTATAAATCAATACTGAATCAAACGCCGTTGTCAAAGTTACGGTTGTGTATGTAATTGAAGCCGTAGGCGTCGTAAATGCGGTGCCAGCGGTTACAGAGCTATTAGTAGCTGTTGGAGCATTCCATGCGGGAGAACCTGTAATAGTGACTCCGCCTGCTGTATAGCCAGTACCAGACACTTCGTTAGAAGCGCTGTACGCTGTAGTACTTGCGTTTACTGTAGCGGAAGTTAAATACAGCGCTGCTTTAAAAACGTCGGGAGTTGTAACTGCGCGAACAGGGGCAGTTCCAAAATTGTGGGTGGCAGTAAGAATTTCGCCTAGGAACGAAGTGCACATTGCTTGTGTATTTGCCATGATGTTTCCTTATGTAAGAGATGCTGCTTCAGCAGCAATTGGGGGCGCTTGCTTTAGGGCGACATGGGCTGACCGATGCACCAACTCGCCGTCCAACCAATACTCCACCCATGTGGTTGTTTCGTTGTCATTATCCAATGAACCTTCACGCTTTTCAAGCAATGATTCGTCCATCTCACCTTTGGTTGTGGTAATCAATTTGAACTCCTAATTAACGAAGTAGTTGGGCCATTTACCGGCATTGTGATTGTAAACGTAGTAACAGATGTTTTGTCAGACCCAAAGTCCAACACAGCTACCGACTTGTTACCTTGGGTAACGTTGTAAATCAACGCACATCTTGCGGTGATTGCGCCTGTCCACGAAATGTTTGGGAAACCCACATAGGCGGTGTATCCTGAAGACGACACCGTGATGGGTGTCAACTGCGCTCCGCCAGCAGAGTAAGTGCCTGTATTAGCTATTTCGTTGGTCGCGCTGTACACAGTCGTGTCTTCGTTCAAATTAGCGGAGGCCGTGTACAAGGCAATCTTAATAACGTCGGTCGTCAAGTCGTGTATGCCTTGATAAAGCTCTGCTTTAAAGCTTGTGGTCTGAGTTTGGACAATAGCCATCAGGTCACCGCCTGTCTATATTGACCAGAACGATAAGCGTCCTGACGCTCCATACCATCACCCAAACGTTTAGCCAATGCAAGCGCTTCTTGGTATTTGCCGTTATAAAGCGCCATCATGTCTTGCTCACCCTTCATGTAAGTGTAAGCCTCAACCAAAGAGCCGTACAACAGCACAGAATCAAAGTTGTCACCCAACCATGTCTGGCCATCTGCGGCCACTGTAATGGACTCGGGGTAGTAATAATAGTGTAACTCAACACCGTAGCTTGCATCGGCTGTCGGGCCAATTATGAACGAAAGCTCGTCATAGATTGTAGAACTTAATACCGTTGGGCCAAACAGCGCGTAGTACTTAGGCGTGCCTTTATCTGTTGGTTGTGGGTATGCCTGACGAATAAAGTTAACATCTTTGTTAAGCAAATACTCATAGTTGCCGTTACCGTCAATGACCGCCATTGAATACACCGCCAAGAAGTCAAGAGGGCAATCTAAATACTTTGTGTTTATTGCAATGGTGCTTGTTACGTTCTTGCGGATAGACGGGAACTGAACGGTGTTGTAAATACGCTGCTCAGCCTGCGTAACGAACACAGGAATATTAGCCACGAAATCTGCTTCCGTGTTCTCCGTGTACGCCTGAATAGCAGCGCTAAGTGCGGCGTAATTCATGCCATTGGGCCTCGTGCCATCAGACCTTTAGTTGCTGCGCCTGTGCCGCGAACTTTGATGCCTGAAGTTTTAGTTTCATTCTGGCCGTTGTTGTAGTTACCAACACTCATCTTCATGGTGCTAAGGCTACTAATGCTGGAATCTTTGCCGGGATTAGTCGACATCACCAGAGGCTTGCCATTCATTTTGTGCGGTGCAGCATAAGTAGCGGCGTCGCCAACTTCTTTACCCATCATCTTTTTGCTAAATTTGGCCATGTTATTTCCCCTGATTTGCGGCGCGAGACAAGTTACGTCCTAAACGCATGCGGTCGTCGGTTGTAGGGCCACCAGCTTTAAGCTTTGTAGGCTTCTTGCCGGGGTGCATATTTTTCTCGTGCTTACCGACAGCAGACTTAATCATCTTCTTGTCTTGAGCTAAATCTTTCTTGTCCATACTAGACTCCTTTAAGTAACTGTTACCGTAACTGTACCAACAAATGCCGTTGCCACCAAGTAGTTTGGTGTTAACTCTGTATCAAAATTACTAGCCCCGCCTACAGGTGCCCAGCCCCACTGGATGTCTCGTGAACCACCAGTCGGGTTGCCAGCAGTGTTTACGCCCGCTGCAATATAAGTTGAATCATTACGAGGATTACGCACAGCTTGTGGGTCATCCACTGGATACATACCTAATTGCAACTGCGGCTGATCGGGATCCCAACACTCAGGGCAAACCAACAAGTCGTAGTTCTTTGTCTTGATGATCTCTTTACGAAGCAATTTTAATTTGTACTGCTGGCCACAGCGATCGCACATGGCGATACTGTTCTTACCAGAAGCAAACCTATTGCCCATTAAGTGCCACCACCAATAAACTGTTGTCTAGGTACAAAGCGAATGGCCGCCTTCTCGCGGTCTTCGGTTGCAGCCAATTCCCAAGCATCGTCATACTGCTGTTTCAATACCGGCAAACGCTCAGCGCCACCAGCAATCTTCAACGCCAAATAGTACGCAAGGCCAGCGGCCAAGCAAGGGATAAATCTAAACGGCACGTCCATCACGTTCACACCACCACCCGCGTCTTGCGTGCGGCGTAAGCGCCAGTAAACAAACGTGTACTGCTGTGAGCCATCAGGGGTTGGCCAAACTGTAATAGCTGGAACCTGCGCCCAGTACACAGCGGCGGCAGCGGTATGACCCACAGCAATCGTATCTTGCTGACCACGGGAGCAGTTAAACAGTGTGCCGGACTTGGCGTTTGTGTTCTGCGTGATGTAGCCGTAGTTGATGATCTCATCATCAATCTTAATGAAACCAGTTGCTGGCAAGCCTGTTACATCGTTCAACACAACTGATGTGCTAGTAGCCGTAATCGTCGTTGTAAGCGTTGCGGCAATAGGGGAGTTCTGGCCGTTATACCGCTGAATCCAGACTTGGATTGGTCTGGCTTGCTGAATCTTGTTGGGGATCGTAGCGTACGTAGAAACACTAATACGCGTGATTGTTAAGTCAGCCTGTGTATTAGCTGCATTAGGTTGCGTACGGATAACGTGCTCAATCAGATCAACTGTATTGTCTGGTAAAGCGTATGTATTCTGGCCCTGAACGAGAGTGATCTCACCCTGCTCAATAGTCCACATATTGATGCCGCGATTGGCCCAATCTGCAAACATGATGTTCAAACTACGACGAGCAGTGCGTAAGTCATAGCCAGTACGCAGCTCACCACCGGCGCGTTCAAACGCCTCCTCGACCAATTCGTCGAGTTGGAGATTAAAACCTGATGCGCCAGAAGTGGTTGCCATTATCTAAATCCTGCAGTTTTCTTCGCAATTGTTTTTGGTTGCGCTACGAATTGTTTTCCGGCTTTTTTGCCAGCACGTTTTGCACGCGTTGTCGCAGCATACTCACTTGGACTGAGACTTTTAATCGCAGCAGAAGGAAGGTATCTTTCACCTGTGTCAGAAGATTTTTTACCACTTTTGGTTCTCCATTTTTGGTCGCCCCAATCCTTCAATGATTTCTGAGGCGCTTTCAATCTCGGTAACCCCCGCCAGCCGCCTTGTACTTTTT